GACTCATTTTCAACCACCATAGAAATTAAAAAACGGCTCAAAGCCTTGTAAATCAAAGCCTTGAGCCGTTTCACACTGATGAGACACCCGGGACTCGAACCCGGGACAACTTGATTAAAAGTCAGTACTTTAAAGTACCTTTAAGCCTCGTAAATACTGACTTTCTTCTCATTATATTAGACATTTATTAGACTTCGTATTTTTTACTCTATAACTTCGTACTTACTCAGATCGGGAGTATCAGTATCCAGTTCTTTATTATATACGCCATTTTCATCTACAAAGAAGTACAGCTTTTCACTTGCATCCTCTATATAGCCATTTCTTGCCATCAGACCTGACTGAGTAAGATAGTAAGACTTGCCGTCCACATCCACCCACTGATTTGATATCATAGCTCCGTCGGCGGGATTCATATAGTACCAGTCTGTATCCTGCTTAAACCAGCCTCTAATCATAAAGCCCTTTTGGTCAAAGACGTACCAACGACCATTTATGTATGCCCACCTGCCTGCAATAATACTCTGTGGTGTGTCGGCGTACCACCACTGCCCGTTTTTGTCCACGTTCCAGCCAAGCGGATACTCCACCTGTGCAGGTCTATCCTTTTCTGCTTTTCTGCCATTTTCAAGTACTATGGCAGTGTGATGGAACTCATAAAGCAGTATATCCCCTCTTTTAAGGTATTCATCAGATAGTAAATACTTAGGAGCGGATAAAAGTTCAAATTCTCCAGTTTGTAAAAGAGCCTTAGCCTCATTACCTGTGTAGATATCGCCTGATATATTTACCCCTGCGGCATTAATGCATACCGCCACCAAAGCGCTACAATCAGTTTCACATGGTGTCTTTATATCCTCTATTCGCCAGCCATTAGACTTTGCAAGGCTATATAGAGTGGTTCTTTGTGACTGGTCATAACCTATACAATTATTCTTACAAGCCTTTTCCATAGCTACTGCTATCTTCTCTGCCTTTGCGACATCTTTGCACCTCAAAACCTTGTTCCATGGTCTGCTATACCACTCACGGATTGCAACCTCTTTGCCGTCCTGATCGCCTGCTATACCGCCACTGTATTTTCCTCTTTCATCTCTGCTTGCCTGTCCAATTTTAATCATACCCTAAACCTCCATTTTTATACATCTATTTTCAAACTTCTTGTAAGCATCCAGATATAACTCTTCTTTTTCGCCGTTATATGTAATTTCATAGTACATACCGTCAAAAAGAGTAGTACTAAGTAGCGCCTTAGCATTTTTCAGTGTTTTGCAGTACCAAACCACAAAAACATCAGCAACTGAAATCTCTTTCTTATCAGATTTGTCTAAGTGCTCATTTGTATACTCTGCTACTATACCTTTGCATTTATCTAAAAAAATATTAAAATCCATACTTGCTCCTTTCTTGCAATGAAAAAGAGAACCTAAGCCCTCTTTATTCCTTGTCCTCAACCTCTATAAATTCGCCTGTGTTCTTCTTTAAGAATGCTTTTACTGTAATCCATACCCTGCGTACAGGTAAGCCTGACAGTGTCATATTCTTTAGTACTGAAAGCACCTCATACACTATATAAAGTAATGCAAAAAACTCCATCACTGTAATATCCTGCAAGTGTATATATCCCCTAAAAGCCTCAGGTATAAAACCTATAAGATTTACCGGGCATAAAATATCTACAAATACCAGGCATACCAAAGATAAAAGCATTCCCACCTTACGGATACCACCGTCAATACCTACACTGGAGTTAAAAGCCCTATCCTTAGCGGCTCTTAGACTGCCGAAAAGTACATCCATAACAATCATAATTACTACAAGCTGAAATAGTGTGTTGCCTCTCATAACCGCAAAAACCGGTCTAAAAATATCAAAATGCATTATTGTTCCTTTCCTTGCAATAAAAAAGCACCCTTTTTGGTGCTTTAAAATAATTATAAAATCTGCTGTTTTAGTGCTTCCTGTAACACTTGAGAAAAGTTTATATTTCTTTCAAGTGCCGCCGCATTTAGCCAAGCAGGCAATGTTACTGTTCTGTTTACAGATTTATTCACATTTGCATTTCTAATGCTTGGCATGTAAACGTCCACCAGCACAGCTCTTTCATTATCCTCTAATTTCATATCACACAGCCTGCTTGCAGGTGGTATAGGTTCTCCGTCCTCTTCAAGGCCGTTAAGTACACATCCCAGTAAATCTCTGGCAGATAAAAGTGCATCTTTCTCATCCTCACCACTTGTAGCACAATCTAAATCCGGAAAGGTTACTGCTATCTCTTTTCCGTCCTCATATGTAAATATAGCAGGATAATAATATCTATCAACTTTCTTCATATAGTTCTCCTTATATAAAAATGTGTAAATCATCAAGAGGAAAGCCCCCGTCAGGGCTATTGAAACTTTAACCCTGACTGTCTTTCAATGCTTCTAAGTGTTTTAGGTGGTATATCCTTGTCCGGATGCTTCACCGTTGTTCTCCCTTTTTTAGTCGGGTGTTTGAACTGTAAATGACTGGTTCCGTTTTTAGGTAATTCATACCAGCCATCTTCTTTAAGCATTTTTATAACTTCCCTTGATGAGTAACTTTTCATTTCTTACCTCCTTATGACTATATAATAACACATATAATTATATTTGTCAATAGAGTTTACACATATTTTTATATTTGCCATATGAAGTTAGTTTGCATTAGACGGTGTTGCCGGAGCTTCATCCTCCACTGCCAGCTCTCCTGCATCCAAATCTATCAATGCCTGCTTTACATAAGGCTTTAGCTTAGCAGGTACACTCTTAAAAGTTCTCTTTCCTCTGATGATTAGTTGTGCATACAAAATACTTAAATTCTCAAACATATACTTTCTTTCCTTTCTTGAAAATAAAATTGTTAATATATAGAAAAACATTCTCATGCTTTACTACCGCCATTCATAACTACATCTGTCAACTCTGCAAGACCTGCCGAATTAAGTTCAGCCTGCTTTTTTACAGCCGCCAGCTCTGCCGCAGTTGTCATAGGTGTTGCATGTGACACAGCAATATGTTCTTTTTTACCTGTGTCTATACTATCAATTACATTGCCGTCAGGTACTTCAAAAGTACCAATTTTCAAGCTATCTAAGTCTAATTGTTCAGACACCACTGACACGACATCGCCATTAGGCTTGTAGATTACTGTAAATTTCATTTATCTCCTTTCTTAATTTAAAAAATCTATTCGTGTTATCTGTACGGCTCCTGAAAATATATCACCTGCGTTGTTTTGATTACAAAAAGCCCCAAAACTCAAAAATACTTGTTCATTTATATCTCCTATATTTAACACTATTTGACCTTCACGATTTATCGCAGGACTCGCATTCCCTTGTCGAATTACATCTACAGTGTCTACCAGTTGACCTCCAATCTGCTCCTGTCCTCTTGCACTTGCACGGATAATGTGTGCCTCTAAAGATACATATGGAGAACCCTGTATATTAGCCACAGACCTATAGTACACAACTATCTGCCGAAATGGAGTGACATTTATAGACTGTGATAATACACATCCAATTCTTCTACTTCGCAAGGTTGGATAGGTAGTTGTTACCTGCAAATTCATTCCACCACCGTAGATACCTCCATATCCATATCCAGACTGGATATTATAAGCATAATAAACTCCGTTATATGAAAATCCTTTTGTAGCCACTCCCGACACTAAAACACCATCGAAAGTGGCACCGTTAAAAACCGTTCTACCTGTGCTGTAGTCAGGCATTGTACCAACTACACCCCCTAAATTTACACCTTGTCGTATATTGTGTGGTAAGAGGTCTGGCATACGTAAGAAAATCCAGTTTGCATTTTCTATTTTATGACCATTTTTTATAGCCATTACTACCCCCTGCCCTCTGCCGTTTGCCGCGTCGTTATATGCAAAACCTTGTGTTGTTTCAAATATATCTGTGGTGTTACATATCCATCTTGGTATCTTTCCTTGTATACCCATGGTCTGAAAAGTATCAAGCCATAAGTCAGGATTCAGCCCTAATGTATTTACAATATCTTGTTTCTTTATATTTACATTTGTTTTACCGTTTCCATTGTCGGCACCATAATATCCCGGTGGTATTTGTCCTACAAGATTATTACCTGCTCCATAGTACCATATTCCAACAGCATCTATGTAAGAGCCTCTCTCTTCTATCTGACCTTGCCTACCTGCGATAGTAAGAGATTTAAGCATTTTAGCCGGGTCTATGCCTGCAACATTTGCTAAGACTGCATACGGTATAGCCACATACGGCTTCCATTGTCCATTTTGGCTATAGTAGCCCTGCTCCATTCTCGCTACAAAATTTGACTCCCAATGGGCGTTATAGAAGTCTACAGCTTTCATGCCATTACCTCTATTAGGCATCGTCCCTTGCACAGCTAGCCCGTTTTTACTGGTAAAGGTGCTTCCTGCAAGTACTTTATCTGCTGCTGTATTGCCTAATTTGTCCGCGTCTATACATACATGCGGACGGCCATCATGTCGAGTATAGTACGCATTTCCATGTGCCAAATCTATATAGAATATAGGATTATTTGTATCAGTCCAATTATCAATGCCATAGGATGTAGACTTGTTTATTCTGTTATTATTTGCTCCGGTGTCCACTACCTTAATCTGTCCCTGCCTACCTACGAGCGTCAGTGACTGTAGCATTTTAGTAGAATCTACACCTATAACATTTGCCAATACTGCATAAGGAATTTTTGCTGTAGGCTTGTACTGACCATCATTTTGATAATATCCCTCTTCAAACCTTGTATGGATGTTTGATTCCCAAGAAGCATTTATAACCTCTGATGCTATTACCCAAGTACCTCTACTTATAATTGCTCCTTCCACCACCTCATCATTACTATCTGTAGTTACCGTCTTATATCCTTGCAGCACTTGAGCTTTGCCTGCCGTCACGTCATCAGATGTAACTCCACCTGCACCGCCTCTTAAAAGTATTGCCTGTGCCATATTACACCCCTTTCATAAGTAGTAAGATATCGGTTTCAGGCTTTTTTACAAAACAACTTATCACTATATAGCCATCATATGTATCTATCCTGTCTACACAACTCCAAGCCTTTTTTATAGCCTTTACTCTCGCACTGTCAGTAACCCCATCCGGTATTATGAGAGCTATCTCAGGTACATCTGTGCTCTTAATCCCTGCTAAATCTATACGCTGTGTGTAAGGCCCTTGAGTGGTGAAATTAGATGCCCTAACCTGTATATTTCTTGTATTGTTCGACCTACTAATTTGTTCCTGTAAATTATCTGCCTTTTCCCCAAAATCCTCATACACTTTGGTTTTTAAAGTGTTCACCTTATTATCTAAGTCCTCATATGAAACGTATAGAACACTTGGATGAGACACAGTAACATTGCTAATATTTGAAAATATAAGTTCAATTCGTACTCTTTTAGAGGTACTTCCTATAGTACTTGTATTTACTATATATTCAGCATCCGAACCACAGTTATCATATGCATACAGTTTTATACCTCCGGATGTTTCCACTGTTACACCAAGTTCTCTAAAGTAGTAGTCATAGTTAACTTCAGGAAAGTCACCTGTTATAACACATCCCGTATCTGTTATATCTATTGACAATTCTGTAATTTCAAATTTCGGACTTATCAGTCCTTCTACAGAATTAAAATTTGCGGGAGGATTACCATCCCCTATAGCTATTGAGTGAATTTTTAATGTATCTTCTGCCTGTGCCTTGCTCAATGCCCTTCTTCCACTTGTAGTAAGTGTCATTCCATTCCAAGCCATTAACTCACCTGCCTTATAGTAAGAATATCTGCTTCGCTGATAATACCTTTATTATATATTTCAAATTTCAGTGCCTTCTCATATATAAGTAAAGGCAACATATTTGCCGGTATTACATCATTTATAAGCTGCTTAAGTTCCTCTTTTTGACTGTCAAACCTTGTATACACACTTATAGTGATTATGTAATCTTTTATTGTAACGCTATATCCTTGCTCACCACATATTAAAGCCAATCTCTTTTTTAAGCCTTTCAGTGTTAAAGGAATATGATTAAACCACCTCGAAAATACTCTTGATCTTCTTGATTCAAGAGTGTCATCCGGTAGTGGTTTTATTCCCACGATATCTTCAAATCTTGATACCCCATGCTCATCTGCTGTACTTATATATTCATTCTTTAGAATCCTATCAAAAGATTTCCACAAAAATTCAAATTCCGGATTTTCCGCATCAAGCAATGCGATATTCTCTTTAAATTCTGCTAAAAAAGAAGGTAAGTATGACACCAAATTTACATTTCTTGTCATTCTCTTACCTCCTTAAACACAGGAATTTCATACTCATCCAATGTCAGATTTTTATCAACTCCATTTATTGTTGTATTGCCAATATCCACAATGCCTTTTATTTGTAAAAGCCTTGTTTCAATCTGTGCTATTCTTACCACTAAAAATGGAGTATTTGCCCATGATTTACAAAGTTCCAATAAATATCCTTTAATAGCTTCTTCCATAGCATTACGTAAATTAGACCAATTATAGCCGGTTTCAAAAGTAATCTCAGTTTTTACAGATATTTCAACTCCTCTCGCACTTTTCACATTAACTATATGTCCTATAGGTGCAAGTCCGTATCCTTCTCCCGGAGCATCAGTCGGATCTATTTCTTGTTGTACAGTCTGTATTAGCCGATTAGATGCTACATTAAAATCCGACCCTAAAATTGTTAAAAGCACAGTTCCTCCAACAGTCAATTTTTTCTCTTTTCCTGCACTAATAGCTGCTGTCAACCACCTGGAAACTTCCGGATCTGACTTCATTCCAACTCCGTTAGCCCAATCCACCACTTTTTGTGTAGGTATCAATTCCAAAGGATTAATGTCATTATTCCATACTCTTTTTACCTTTGTGGCACTTACACCCGAAATAGCATTTGCTTTATTTATATAGTCCTTAACATTGCCACCGAATGCACTCTCTTTAAAGCTGTCAAAGTATCTTTTTCTTAAATGCTCTGTAGTCTCATCATCTTCACCCGGAATAAGTACCTCTGTAAGCTCTGCAGTTTCAAGGCCTTGTATATACTCAATTGGAATCATTGTTCCAAGAGTTCTATTGCCTATAGTACCGGGGGTTTCACACTGTACTTCATAGCCGCCACCTGAATCAGCCAAAGATTTTGTAACCACATAATTTAACTCATCTACATTGAACCTTTTCCCTATTACATCAATTCCTATAGGTGTAAATTTTCCACGAAGAATAGCTTTACTTGCCTGCTCCGGAATAACTCCCCTTTCTTTGCATCTCAAAATAAGGTATTCTCTTGAGGCCGTATCACCATAGGAATCTGATAATATAGAGTTTAATTCTATATATACCCTTTGAAGTTCAAGTGCAGCAGGCGCAAGTGCATCATATATAATAGAACCTTCTCTTTTATCAAAGCTGTTTGGCACTCTTGAAATCATTCGTTCAAGAATTTCATTAAAAGTTACATCATACATTAAAAATTCACCACCTTTTCTGCATCTATATCTCCAAATATAGTGTGCGCAACAAAGCTTACATGTATTTCACCTTTTTCCGATGTATCGAATTCAAAATTATCAGCACTCTTGATTCTTTTGTCCCATGTAAGAGCCTCTGTAATTCTACGCTCCAACTCAGGACACACATATGAAATAGGTTCTCCATACAAATCCAACAGCTCAACTCCATAATTCCAAGAATACATCTGATGTTGATATCTTTCTGTTGATAGAATCTTAAAGATAGCCTGTTTCATTGCATCCAAGCTGTCTGTATACCCTTGTATTCTGTTGTTGTCAGATATCATTTTATATGTGTAGGTTGGTATTTCTTCTATCTCAAAATTTTGACTTAAAAAGCCTTTATCTAAAGGTATCATCCCGTTCTATCCACCACTATATATTTTTGTCCATCCTGCTGCCTTAAAAGAATTACTTCATTACCCACAACCAACCCATTGTGAATAGTTATTTTCTTCTTTTCACTATCAACTGTAATCTCTGTTGTATAATCAGTAACTTCTCTTGCAAGCACAAGTTGAGATTTACCAAGAGTCAGTTTCTGATCCACTATAATCTCAAGTGGAGAAGCTTTTATCACTTTTCCAAAACAGACTTGTACCGGCTTTGTGGCTTCATATGCCTCTACAGCAGCTTTTTTTACAAGTTTTACAAACTCAACTGCATCAGCCAACAAACTCACCTCCTCTAAGTGTTAAATCCATTACATGTTGGTCCAGCTTAAATGTATGTCTAACCTTTTCAACCAGCATAAAGTTCTTTAAATTCACATCACCTAATGCAAGAGATACAACAACAAGGCTTCCTGCCCTTACCCTTGTATCTCCTATTGCATTTGTTATTTTTAAATTTCTGCTTTTCTTGTTGTAAAGCTTTAAAAGAGCATCTGCTTTTGCTTGCCCGTTCTCACCTTTAGAGAGCGTATCAAAATACTGCAATACTCCCCATTCATTCATATGCGTACCATCTTGAGCAATATAGATATCTCTTTTTCCTGTATCTTCATTGTCATATGACAACTTTATTTTGTTGTATACATCAGAATCTATACTTGATGAGTATTCAAAGTTTTCTCCTGTTTCTTCATCAATTAACAGATATGCGCTTTCTCCACCTACACGCATAGATGCAATGTTTTTAAGTGTAATCTTGCCAAATTCGTCAAACATTACAAACATTTCTTTTGTGTTTTGTAGTGTTAAATCCAATGCGTTTTCAATCATATCGAATAAAGACGTATTATCTTCTACTCTGGAAGCGATTTTAAACTTTGTATCTTCCAAAGTACCTGTTTTTAAGTTAAAGTCTGTTGCTATCATCTTAATAAATTCAGCGGCTGTCTTATTCTCATATACATATGTATCTTTATTATTTAGATACCTAAGCTGATCATAGGCTGTTACAGATATAATTTGATTCTTATCACGTCTCTTTGTAAACACAAAACCAAAGAATACCTCTTTTCCATCTACCTTTAATCTAACTGTTGCACCCTCTTTAAAATCAATAATATCATCCTTTATTATCTTAAAAGTTAGTTTGCCGGGAGTGCTTCTTCTTTCTGTACTCCACTCAATACCTTCTTCAACAACCGGAATATACGATTTATTTCCTGAAGGATCTGATATCAAAAGTTCTATATCCATCTATACTCCTTTAATCAAACGTTCCCTCATCAACCCAACCATATACATTGGAAGTAGAATCAACATGTATTAAGTGCCATGGATGCGCCTTACCCTTACCGTTTGCAATAGTTATTCTCGCTTTTCCTGCCCTTGCCGGATAACCTTTTGCCCCCTCGTAAGAAGTGTAAAAGTGAGTTCCGCCATGATAATTCACAATATCACCCACTTTATACTCTCCTTTAGGAGCATTCTCTGTTGATCTAGGCTCTTCAACAGTTGCTTTTAGAGCTTCAGTGCCTGAACTTTCCGAAGATTTAATACTTACTGTTTTTGTTCCGTACTCTTTATATTGCTTAAGCTTAAACTTTACTCCCAAATCAAAGCCCTCACCGGCCTGTTCCGTTATCTTGTATTCTTCAAGTGACACCTTTATATTTGTTGAGAAGAGTACCTTACCACTGGGCATTACACGTGACACAATAAACTGAAAAGGCTTCCTACTTGCTTTTAATTCTTCAAAATAATCAAGAAAGTAAGAAGCTCCCTTAAATCCACCTTTGTAACTGGCAAAAGGATATTTAACTTGAGGTATAATGCAATCAAATTCAATATCCGTTAACTCTGCCTTTTTGAGTATGTTGATTTGTCCTTCATCAATCAAAGTAACCTTTGAATTTGCATTGTTTATCTTGATTTGAAGCTTATCCGGAGCAATAGGCAACAAGCATTTATTTAGATAAAAATCGTATCCTGTTTTTCCCATCTTAATGCACTCCTTCCGCTATTATGTCTACCGCTTCATATACCGCATCTGTAAGACCTGACAACACTCCGTCAAGATCACCATTGTTTGAAATATGGTTATTGTTTGTCTGCTCGATGTTGATTTCCGCCGTTGTAAATCTATTTATTGCTTCCTGCTCTGCAATATCACGAAGATACTTTAAATCCTCTTCCGTGATATCCATTGCATCTTTTATAGCTCCTGTGCTTCCTGCCGTATCGGCTGCACTTCCTGCTATATCCCCCAACTCAGGTACATTACCGATATCTAAAGGAACTCCCATACTTGGCATTTCCGGATTAAGTACACCTTTAATCATTCCGGAAACCTTATCCACAACTCCATCACCCCAGCTTGCACCTGCGCTAAAGGCATCTGAAGCCCATCCATCTTTGAATGCGTCAAATGTAGACATTCCACTATTGAATGCATCTGATACACTTGTGTAACTTTGCGTATTTCCTGCAGCTGCACTTGCTTTTGCGGCATAGTCATCAGCTGCACTGCTTATCCCTGAAAAATCAAACTCCACAAAAGGTAACTTATTCAAAGCTTCGCAAATACCTGCCACTACAGATAATGCTGTAGATAACAAATCATAAAACCATGATTGAATACCTGATATTGCATTGCTAAATGCGGTCATCATGTTTGAGGCAAGTGCTCCGATAGCATTTCCTATTCCTATCGCAATATTTGCTACGGTTAGGCCTAAATTCTTGAAAAACTGAATTACAACGTTAATACCGCCTGTCATTACTCCAAATCCTGTATTTGCAATACCTGTCATTTTTGCTATTGCGTTGCACACAACAAATATTATTGCTATCACAGCAATAATAAGTATGATAATCCACACAAGGGGGCAGGCATATAATGCCGAATTAAGTCCATATTGTGTCGCCGTTGCTGCTGCTGTAGCTACTGTAAGAGCCCCTGTTGCTGCTAAATGAATCATTTGTGCCGCAGCCATTGCCAAGTGTATACCATA